AAAATATGTGATTATTATAAATGTAAAAAAATATTATTTACAGCAACTGCTAAGCGTTTAGATAATAAACCATTACCATGTGATTATATCATAAATGGTGTATCTGCTGATGAACTTATAAACCTTGGTTATGTATCTAATTATGATTTGTATGCACCTAAATTAAATATTGATTTATCAAATGTAAAAATGTCTGGAGCTGATTTTAACAACGAAGAATTAGCAGAGACAATGTGTGATAAGAAAATCTATGGTGATATTATTAAATATTATAAACAGCTAGCAGAAGGCAAGCAAGCATTAGCATATTGTGTTAATATTAAACACGCTAAAGAAGTATGTAAATTATTCCAAAACAATGGTTATGCAGCCGCAGAAATGGATAATGAAATGCCTGAAAAATGTAGAGATGAATTATTAGATAAGTTTAAATCTGGCGAGATTCAAATTTTATGTAATTGCAATTTAATTAGCGAAGGCATCACACTTCCTGAATGCGATTGCTGTTTATTATTAAGACCAACACAATCAGAGACATTATATATTCAGCAAGCTTGCAGATGTTTAACACCAAGAAAAAATAAAAAAGCAGTAATAATTGATTATGTTGGTAATTGTTATACTCATGGCATGCCTACAGAAAAGCGAGAGTATACGTTGAATGCTCACGAGAAACGCATACGTAATGCTAGCAGAGAAGAAGACGTAATTGTTAGACAATGCAAAAAATGTTTACGAGTATATGCAGGCAATAAACCTATTTGTCCATATTGTGGATTTGATAATGGTAAAACTAGAAAACAAATTGAACAAGATAAACAAGCTGAACTCGAACGTATAACTGCTATCAAAAAGAAACAAGCAAGACAAGAAGTAGGTATGGCTAAAGATTTAGAAGCTTTAATAAATATAGGAATTAAACGCGGATATAAAAATCCAAGTTATTGGGCTAGACAAATAATGGAAGCAAGGAGGAAGAAACGCAATGGTATATAAAAAATGCTGTATTTGTGGGAAATTAGTTGAAGGCGAAGGCAATAATGCAGAGCCATATAAACGCGGTATTTGTTGTAATACTTGTAACAAAAACGTAGTTATACCTGCTAGAATGAATAAAATGTTAAAAAACAAGAGATAATTCTTTACATATTATTACATATTTATTAGAATAATATTGTATAAGAGAGGTACAAGAATTATGACAGTCAAAGAATTATTAGAATCATTAGTTGGAAAGAACGTATCTATCAAAATGAAAAATGGTAGAAGATTTAAAGGCGTTTTAGAAAAATGGTATGAATATCACGGAGGCATTCGTTATTATTCATATGCTATTAGAGATGTTAATCATAATATTATTCACTGGGATGTAGAAAGTATTAAAGAAATTCATTAAAGCATATGAAGCTTGGAGATATTAAATATGAAACGCATGAAATTTTATGTTAAAGACCATTCTTCAAATACTATATTAGGCAGTAATCTTACTCAAAAAGCTGCTATATCGCTTATGAGAAGCTGTCCTAATAAAGCTAAAACTCGGATGTATGTTATGAAGGAGAATTAATATGACAGTAAAAGAAATGATTAATGAATTGTTAGAAATGATTAGAGCTGAACCTGATAAAGAAAATAAATATCATTTAGTTCAAGCGCATAATGAATTAATGAAAGTTTTTATTAAAAATGAAGAAAAATAAATTACTGAAACTTAGGTGGCTAACTCATATCAGATTGACTGGAAATCAATGGTATAAGTGGCTGTGGTTTTATTTTATATATGTATGGAGGTTTTTATGAGCAGATTTCTATTTATTTTATTTGCTATAGTTTTATTTCCTGTGATATTAATACTTGGCATGATTGTAGGAACAATTGAAGTTTATCGCACGCTTTATACTTCGTTTTTAACTGCATTTCATAATGAGGACATTGTATGACTCCAGAGCATAAATTGATGAATGAAATTCGTTTGTGGTGTGGTCAACATGACATATTATGCTTTAGATGTAATGTAGGCAAAGTTAAAACAGCTGATGGAAAATGGTTTGATACGGGTCTGCCTGAAGGCTTTCCTGATTTGTTGATTTTATATAATAAAGTAGTTTATTTTTGCGAAGTAAAAACATTAAAAGGCAAACAACGTGAAGCACAAATAAATTTTATGAATATAATAAGAGAACATGGTTTTATTTATATTGTTGCACGCTCTGTTAATGATATAATATCTTATATAAGGTAGGTGGTATAATGGCAAAATTTGAAGGAAAACAAGGTCGTTGGATTACTACTAAAACTGGTAGACATGTATTTGTAGAGCGAGGACAATCAGTTAAACAAGCATTAGCAGATGCTTTTGAAGAATATACTTATGATGAAGACGATGTAAAAATAGTTCGTTCTTGGTATGATACACATATAATGGACAAAGATTATGAAAAAAATGGTTATCATGATTTAGATATAAAAGACTTACATGTTGATCATAAAAATATTAATAATTTACTGAATGACCCTGATATAACAGCAAATGAAATTAAAATGTATTTAAGAGCTCAATATGATTTAACTACAGCTGAAACAGAAGCTTTATATAATGCTTTTTATAGACAAGATTATGAAGAAATAGTAAAACAACGTAAAATAGCACAAGAACAAGCTATGTTTGCACCAAGAGCTGAAGCAGCAGAAAGATATTTGTCTACAATGCCTAAAATAAGCGACGATATTAACAAACAATGGGCTGCTGATACAGGTGCTAATTATAATAATTATCATGAAGCTAAAAGAGTTTATAAATATGGCTGGGATGATAAAGGTGAATATAATCCAGAAAAAGCTAAAAAATTATATGATGCATATACATCTAATTGCCAGCGTTGTGTAATGGCATGGTTTTTAAGATATCAAGGTTATGATGTTCAAGCATCGGAATATGACGGTAGCGACAAATATAATAATTTTAGTGAAACAGAAAATCCTAGCAATTATAAATTAGAAAAAGCAGCTCCACGACTAAAACGTAGTGATGGTTATATGCATAGAAACTGGTCATTTAGTGGATTTAATATTCCTAATGATACTATGTTTGATTACAATGGCAAAAATAAACAATGGGCTAGCACACAATTTAAAGAAATATCAAACATGGTTGAAAACGCAGGCCCAGGTGCAGTTTATTTTTGTTCAGTAAGCTGGCGTGGTCATAATACATCTCATGTATTTGTAATTCATAATGATAATGGTAAAGCAAGATTTATTGATCCGCAAGATAATAGCGATGCAAGCAAATATTTTGATAAAAATCAATATGGTTTAATTACTGAAGATACAACATTATTAAGAGTTGATAAATTTACATTAAATGGTGATGTATTACCAGAAATTGTTAAAAAATATGAAGAAAAACCAAGCATGGAGGATAAAGTATGGAAAAAGATTTAATTGAAAAAATCAAAAAATTTGTAGAAAAATTAGGCGAAGTTTATGCAATCTTTAGCGATGGTAATGGTAATTATGCTGTATCATTTAAAGGCGGTTCAGAAACATTAGCAGTATTTGATGACTCTTTTGACATTATTGAATTTTGCTCATTTTATGATAAAGAAGGCGGCAATATTTCTGCTCATTGGGACATTATTTACGAAGACAAAGCCTTTGATGAAGAAAACGAAGAAGATAATATAGATTAATCTTATATTAATTTATATAAAGCCAGGAAAAAATCCTGGTTTTTTATTGAAAAACTATTTTCTTTTTATTATAAATATATTAGAATAATAACGTATAAGAGAGGACACAGATTATGAAATTATACGGAAATCTTACAAACAGAATCGAAGAAAACAGAAATTACACCAATCAAATCGAAGTCGGAAGCGACATTACAATGTATTACTGGTCAGACAGGACTTGTTATTATGTCACCAAAGTTATTGACCAAAAGCATATCTTTGTTAAAAGATATGAAATCGTAGCAGACCGCGAAAAAGAAGGCGGCCAAGGTCATCAAAACTGGCTTTATTTTAAAACAGTTAAAGAATGTAATGAATATCTTCAAAAGTATGGCTTAGGCACTGATCAAGAAGTATTTGAAAATTCTGAAGAAGAGTGGGTTTTCAGATATAATCACTGGTATCAAGCTTTCAGATATAATTCAAAAGGTTATCAGCACGCTTTAGAGCTAGCCAGAAAAGACTGCAGCAACCCTGAAGATGAAGACCAAGTTAAGCGTGTAGCAAGATTTTATTTCCAAGTATCTGATGAAGAATTAGAGCAAATCTTATCAGGCAAAGAAATAGTTAAATATTTCAGAATTAAGCAAGGTATTTCATTCGGTGTTAGAGATTATTATTACGAGTGGGAGTTTTAATAAACTCTCAATCTTAAATAAAGGAGGCAGATTATATGAAATATTTACTTAGAATTTATGTTAGACCATGGAGCGGTAGTTCGCTTACTTACAAATGGAACAGATATGAAATTAGCGAGCATGATTCATTAGAAGCCTGCCAAGATAGACTTGATAAGCTTCCTAATAAAGGCAACGGATATGCTTATGAAATCTATCATGGCGAACCAGGCAACTGGCAATTATTAAAACCATTGAATCAAATCTTAATCATAGCGGAGGTATAATTAAAATATGAAAATCTATAATACTAGAAAATGCATTATTACAGTAATTGAGACTGGCTATGAATATGAAGACAAACCAATCTATTGCATTAAATCTGAAAGAAAGTCTGATAAATCATATTTAATCAGATTTGGCACTATCGACCAAGTTAATTCTATATTAAATACATATACAAATTTAAAAGAAAAGAGGTTTCATTTATGAGATATACAGTCGTAGATAAATTAACAGGCGAATTAATTAGCTTTTCTAACAAAGCGGATGCTGAAATGGAACTCGAACGTCGCCTCATGCGACATAGATTAGGCTATAACATCAAACGCAATCATGTTAGCGGCTGTAATGCCAAATGTTTTACTAAAGGAAATATATTTTATATAGCGATGAAAGAAGAGGATTGTTTATGATAGACGAAAACAAATTAAACAAAGTGCTTAAATTAGTATTAGAGTTACTGCGTGAATCAGAAAATAAAGAAAACAAATATCATTTAGTCAGAGCACATAATGAATTAATGGGGGTATATCTAAATGAAAACAAAAACAATCAATAGCTTAAAACAGCGTGGCTTTGAATTTATCAGACATAATTCTGCTAAAAACATCGTTATTATGGCGGTAGCAAATAAATATAAAGAAGAAGTAGAAGTATTTTTTGATTCTGTGATTCAATCAGAAATTGAAAGACCTCATTATTTTGGCAAACGTATCGATATCACCGGTGATACAAATGATTGCGTGGCTGCTATCTATTTATGCAATGACCAAGAAGAAACGTTGGTTAAAAAATATCATTTACATAAATCAGAGAGTCCTGAAAAGTTCAGACAGAAAGTAAGAATGATGGTTTCCCGTTATAATCTGCTTTAAAATAGCGGTTTCCCGTTATAAGCTTAGCTTATACATAGAAAATTCCTTAATAGTCTTAATAGTTTTATCAATTTCTAAACTTTCTCTTACTTTCTCTCTTACGTCGATTTTATAGGAAAATAAGAAAACTATTGTTAGGTAGCTAAAGCTACCATAAAACTATTAAGAAACTCTTAGAAACTATTAAGAAGTATTAAGGATTTTCCTTTGCTATACTTATGCGATGATTGGCGCGCAAATTAAATTCTTTTGGTCGTAGCCTGCTAATCATCATGCGTAAGTATTTTTATTATTTACAAATATCAATATTATCCAATATAATATTTATGATGATAGGTTGGTCTGACTGAACCAATATCTGAAAGGACAATATGGCAAGACCAAGCAAACTTACTGAAGAATTAATCAATGAAATGTATGAAAATCTGTTGGTAGGATTACCAATAATTTCTTGTTGTGATTTATTATGCATTACCCAACCTTGCCATCAAAATTGGATGACAATTGGTGAAGAAGATTTTAAAAATGAAGTTGAGAGTTTACATGCCAAGTATTTTATGACAATTAAAAAAGGACGCGCTGATTTTGAAAAGAAAGCATTGAAAGATATTCAAACAGGCAGACCAGGTTGGCAAGGTATGGCATGGGTCTTAGAAAGAACTAACCAAAAATATATGCCTAAACAAGAAGTTGTAGCTGAAGAAGGCAAAGTCAATGTAATTATTGGCGGTAAAGTTAAGGAAGTTAAACGCAATGACAATTAGCGACGTTGATTTATATTTACCAGATTTTTCTGATATTTGGTTTACTAATTGTCCTGCAAGATATAGAGCTTTAAAAGGAGCCAGAGAAACCGGTAAAACTTATAATTTTGTGGGTTTAGAGGTAATTTTTAAAATATTATCAGATGAACGCCGCAATATTATGATGATCAGACAACATGATAAAGATAATGCAAATTCAAATTATACCATTATAAAAAGCATTGTTAACAGGCTTAATATTAAGCATTTATTCAAATTTACTAAGAGTCCATTGCAGATTGAGCGAGTTGATACAGGCCAGGTAATATTATTCAGCGGCATGAATGATGTTGAAAATATTACATCAACCAGCGTAGTTACAGGTTATTGGACTGATATATATTTTGAAGAAGCAAGCCAATTAGAATCTTATGAAGATTTCAGAGTTGTAGATGGCTCTCTCAGATTACCTAATCTTAGTGATGCAGATGATTTATTTTGTCAAATTACATTCTGCTTTAATGCTTGGGATGTAGGACATTGGTTATATGACGTATTCTTTAAAGATAATTTAGAAGATAATGTAGAAGAGCTTGAATATAACCGTTATCAATTCAAATATATACCAGATTTTAACTTAGGCTATGGTTATGGTTTAGCATTACATATATCATCATTCCGTTGTAATACTTATCGCAGACCAGAAAAAGACGAATCAATGCTGATTTTAAAAGATAAAGCATATGATATTTATAAAGTAGAAGGTTTAGGATGCTGGGGTCACATAGGCGATGCAACGTATCCATATTTTAATAATAAATTAATAATAAGTCAAGCAGAAGCAACCAGGTATAATTATACTCGGTATTATATTGGCATAGATATTGGTGGCACGAATGGAGAATCCAAAGTATTGAAAGAAAACTATCGTTCTGCTATGACAATGGAATTAACAGGACTTACTACAGATAGCCGTTTAATAAGCATTAATGAATATTTTTATAGCAATGAAGGTAAAACTGTGCATAAAGATGGACCTGAAATTGCAGATGATATGATTAAAACAATAATCAGCTGGATAAATTTATATCAAGGACATGCTCAGTTAATGAAAAATACGATTATATGCTATGTTGAATCAGCTGATCCTGGTGATTTTCAAGGATTATTAAGAGTAAAAGCACAGCAATATGGTATAATGAATATTAGATTCGTTAATAGCACAAAAAATAAAATACAAAGCAGAGTTGACTTCGATAATTTATTAATGGCATTTGGAGAGCATCTTTTTACAGAACAATGTTATAATTTAATTAGAGAAATCCGCTCAAGCAAAAAAGACGAAGAAGGACATTGTAGACAGGATGGCAATGACCACGCAATAAATGGAAGCGAATATTCTTGGATACCAATGTTACCATACATTAAAAGATATAAGGAATTTAAGGAGCATTAGAATATGACGATAGCAGAATGGATTAAAAAGAAAATCATTAAATTCTTAGGATTAGAAAAATTAGCAGAAAATCCAAATAATGACAGATTGTTATTTGTTAACGATGTAGATAATATTAAAGCAAATGAATTACAAGCTAATAAAATATGGTATATTGGCAATGGCGATGATATTTTATCATTTTATACAGGCGAGAATGTAAGCGGATTTAATAATAATCCAATTTATAACAGGAATAAACGCAATTATTTCTGGAGCAAAAGTAGTGCAGAAATGAATATTAAGCGTGTTCATACTGGTATTCCTCATGCTATTATTCAAACAATTACAAACATTGTTGATATGCCTAAAATCACAGTTGATGAAGCTCAAGAAAAGTGGGATGACATCGCTGAATGTAATGATTTTACTCATAAATTAACACAACAAGCCAGACCATTAACACTTGCTGAAGGCTGGGGTGCTTGGAAAGTTAATTTCAACAAAGATTTATGTGAGCATCCTATTTGGGAATTCTATGAAGGCTTAGATACAGAGTATGTTTATAAATGCGGTTTATTAGTCGGTATTATTTTCAAATCGTATTATCGTAAAGATGATAAAACTTATGTTTTATTAGAAACACGCTATAAAGCAAAAGGTAATTCATATATTGAATACTCATTATTCAAATTAGGTAAAAATAATGAAATTACACCAGCTGACTTAGATGTTGTTCCAGAATTAGCTGATATTCCTCGTCAACCAACAGTCATTGAAGGTTTAGATATGATTCTTGCTGTTCCTGCTAGATATTTCTATGACCCATTAAATCCAAAATATGGCAAATCAATCTATGCTGGTAAATTAGATTTATTTGATATGTTAGACGAGATTTGGTCACAAGCAAGTCAAACAAACAGAGTATCAACACCAATCACATGGATTAATCCTGATGTCATGCAAAGAGGTCCAAATGGAGCTATCGGTTATGAAAATCTTTATAACAGACAGATTATGATGAAAGAAGGCATTCCAGATGGTGAAGGTCATATTAATCAAGATATTGTTACAGAACAACCAGAGCTTAATTTTGATAAATATGGACAATTAAGCAAGGATGTTTTAGATTATATTTTAACTGGTGTGTTAAGTCCTGCAACATTAGGTATTGATGTAGCTAAAAAAGACAATGCAATGGCACAAAGAGAAAAAGAAAAAGTTTCTATCAATTTAAGAAACAATGTTATTGCAGCAGAAACTAAAATGAACCAAGACATTGTTAAGATTTCATTGATGATGCAAGAATATATGGATACAGGAACAATCACATTAAGAGATTACAACATAAACATTAAATATTGTGAGTTTGCTAATCCTGCAACAGAAACAATGCTACCAGTATTAGGTGGTGCTTGGAGTCAAGGTCAAATTTCAACAGAAAAGTTTGTTAAAATGATGTGGCCAGATGACACTGAAGAAGAATTACAAAAAGAAATGCAATGGTTAGATGAAAACAGACAAAAAGATGATTTTGATTTAAATGGGATGTTAGGCAACAATGAAGAAGCAATTAACAACGCTATGGTATCAGCAGGAGCAGATGAAGAAGAACCTGCTCAAACAGAAGAATCAGTACCTGTCGATAATTTATGATGGAGTATTGAAACATAAACCTGTTAGAGATATTCATAGAGATTTATTTAAAGTTACTATTAATCCAAATAAACCATTATTAGCATATTGTGTAAAATTAACTAATCGTGCTAAAAAATTAGACAAAGGTGCTGGACAATACTATGGTACTGGGGGTTTAGATGTTTTAGCTATTTCATTATTGAATTTATTTATGACTGATGCAACAAATTATAAAGCTGTTAAAATAATCAATAGTGAGGTAAGAAAATTTGAGTCAGAAACTAAAGCTGAGATATTAACTAATGCTTGGAAAGAAAATCGTAAAAACGGACGCATATTTTATGTAGCAAGCAGTCATAAAGATAGTGCTAAAGACCACGCTCCTTGGCAAGGTAAGATATATGTTGATAGATATTGGCATAATTATGATAATACCGGAGAGTTAGAAAAATTTATTCGTGATAATGATATAAAAACTGTTCAATGGGTTACAGGTGCTCCTGTATGGTTTATTACCAGACCTAATTGCAGACACTATTTTGAAACATATACCATAAATCAAGTTTTAGATGGAAAATATAAGATTCCTCATAGAAAAATTGGTGATAGAAGACTACAAACACCACGAGAAGCTAATCTGCAATATTATGAAGATAGATTGCGTTTGTTAGAAACTATGTACCGCAAATTTGCTACACCAAATTTAAAACGTCAAATTGAAAAAACTAAATTATTAATTGCAAAATGGAAAAAAGCTTTTTAATTAAATAGCTTTTATATAAAATAATAATGACTCGGAGGAGGAAAACTCATTTTATGTTAGATGAAATGCCGGATAATAATGTTTCTACGGCGGAAACGACAGGAACAACTGTTGAATCAACAACGGAAACGCCAGTTGCAGAACCAACAGCTCAACCTGAAAGAACTTACACCAAAGCAGAAGTAATCGATATGATGAAAAGAAGAGTAAATCGCTCTCATAATGCTTTTTTCAAAAGATATGGTGTAGAAGACCTTAAAGGATTGGATGGTTTATTTGAAAACAGTAAAAAATTCAGTTCTATGAATGATGAATTCGGTAAAATTCAATTAAGAAATTCTGAATTAATGCGAGAAAATGCATTTTTAAGAAATAATATCAATCCAGACAGATATAATGATATTATTGCTTATTTCAAAGGAAATAACGTTGAATTTTCTGAAGAAGAATTATTGAAAGCATTACCTACTCACAATGAATGGTTAAAACAGACAGCGCCAGCAACGACAATTAGGTCTTTGGGCTCTGAAGCACATACTTTACCAAAAGTTGATGAATCGGAAGCAGCTAGTAGGTTGTTAGGCGTTAAATTATAATAAGGAGGGCAAACAATGTCCGCAGAAGAATTGTTAAAAATGCTCCGTGATGGTGGAATGGATGATGAAGCAATCAAAGGCTTACTCGGTGATGCCTTAGCTTCATTAGAAGGTCCAGCTGAAGAAGCTGTTCCAGCAGAAGATGAAGACGCCAAAGCTGCTGGTGAATTATTAGGCGTGGATTTATAAGGAGAGATTCTTAAATGAATAGTTTTGAACTTATTGAAAAGTATCTTCCAAAAGCAATTGATAAATATTTCTTTGAAGATGCTAAGACAGCGATTTTAGAACAAGGAAGCAAGTTCATCGATGTTAAATTTGACCAAACAGGTTATGTTAAAATTGCTTCATTCTTAATGGATGGCTTATCTGATTACTATCAAACACAAGTTAATTCAGAAGGTTATTTAAATCCAAATCAAGCTCGTCCATCAGACCCACAAAATTATGCAGCTTATGCTGGTAATATTGCTAGTGGTGCTAGAGATGGCTTTGCTTTAGGCAATACCACAGTTCAATGGGAAATCTTTAGACTTCAATGGGTCAGAGGTAAACAATTCCGTATTGACTATATCAGCGATGAAGAAACAGCTGGCATCGTTATCGGTAATGCTATTGAAGAATTCAACAGAACAAAAGTTATTCCAGAAGTTGATGTTTGCAGATTCAGCTTAATTGCTGGTAAAGCTAATGCTTCTTTAGGCAACTTAGTCGTTGAAGGTTCCGCTATTGCTGCTAACAGCATTATTGGTAAATTCAATGATGCGTTTGAATGGTTAAGTGAGCATGAAGTTCCAGAAGAAGACCAAGTAATCTTCGTGAACCCACACATCATGACATTAATCAGAAATACATCTGAATTAACAAAATTCTTAACCCAAGGCGATTATAAATCACCAGCCGGTTTAGATTTCACAGTTGAAAAATATGCTGGTAGACCAATTATTGTTGTTCCATCCAACAGATTCTTCACAAATGCTTTATTAACACAAAATGGTTATATGGCTGATTCTTCAACTTCCAAAGTCATTAACTATATGGTTGTTAGCACAAAAGCTGTTGTTCCAATCAGAAAACTCGAATGGAGCAAAATTTATGGTCCAGAACAATCTGGTTTAGCCGGTTTCCATGGCTATTTAATCAACTATTTACTTTACCATGGCGTGGTTGTTCCAAAGAACAAAATCGTTGGTTGCTTCGTTGATGTTTCCAACGCTGCCGCAACAGGTAAAGTTAATACATTAGCTGTTAGCACAGTTCCAGGCGTTGCTCAATACCATTGGATGGTTGACCAATACTGGACATCTCCAGCTGGCTTAAGAGGCCACCTCGTTTACAATAAATCTGCAGCATTTACATTAGGTGCTACAGGTATTGTTCCAGGTACAACTGCTAATGTCTATGCTTGTGACCCAGGTATGGATATTACAGAAGCTGCTAGTGGTGTTACTGCTTACTTCGCATTAATTGATGATGCTGGTACAGTTATTGCTACAAGTGGTTCTACAGCAGTTGCTGTTAGCCAACACGCTTAATAGCTAATAAAAAATAAAAGGGTTTGGTAAAAATATCAAACCTTTTTTATTGGTTGTGATACAATACTTATGTCA